CTCCTTGGAAAAATTAAAAGAAATATCAGAAGGCTTTAAGGATATTTTTGGAGAGAGTGCCTTTGATGAAGCCCGTGATGAGATTGCTGAAAATTTAAATATGCAAATGGGCAGGTACGAAACAACAGGATTGTTTGGCGAAAAAAGATTTGATAAAGAAAGATTTTATGAAGATGCCAAGCAACGGATTGAAGATGAAAAGCAATACGATTTATTTGCTGAAGAAGTTGGGCCAAGGCCAGAAGATTGGGATATGTCAGATCTTGAAGCAGATACGTTGCCAGAAACTGGGCCAGTTGTAGGAGACGCAGGATTAGCTGATGCTAGCGCAGGAGTAACCAGTGATCCCGCAGGAAGATCTATGGGTCCGTCTTACTCTGGTCCGCAGGAAGCTGAGCAAGTTGGAGATAGTTATAGTGAAAGCCAACAAAAAGCAGAAGAAGCACAAGAAGATGATTCGGCAGGATTTGGCGGATATGCTAAAGGTGGCCTAGCATCACCTAAGCCCGCAAAACCAAAGCGTAAACCCGCAATGAAGCGTGGTGGATTAGCTTCTAAAAAATAATCCACATCATAACTGGCTACCTAACGCCCTAAAAAGCTACCGTTAGCCCCAGACAAAGGATGAAACAATGTCTACAACCACAACTGAAATGACTCAAAAAGTCGAACAAGTAAAAGTCGCATCTGGTTTTGCGAAGCGCAATGCTAATAAGAAGCGAATTGAAGATGAAGAAAAAGAACTCGCAGAGTTGATAAGTGCAAATAATGAATCACCAGAAGAGCGAGAATCAACGACTGACGACGGTCCTGAACCTGAAGGCGCAGAGGAGAAGACCTTCAAGAAAAGGTACGGCGATTTGCGCAGACATGCGCAGAAGAAAGAGGAAGAGTTGCAGTCACAAATTGATGAACTGCGAAATCAACTAGAAGCCTCAACTAAAAAAGAGATTCAATACCCCAAATCGGAATCTGAATTAGAAGCTTGGATGGAAAAGTATCCTGATGTTGCGCAGATCGTTGAAACAATTGCAATGAAGAAAGCACACGAGCAAACATCTGAGTTTGAATCTAAGTTCAAAGCGATTGATGAAATGAAGATGGAGGCTTTGCGTGAGAAAGCTGAAGCAGAACTGATGCGATTGCACCCAGACTTTGAACAGATTCGTGATACAGACGAGTTTCATAACTGGGTTGAAGAGCAACCTAAGTGGGTTCAAGATGCCCTGTATGACAATGATTCTGATGCAGTATCTGCGTCTAGAGCAATTGATTTGTACAAAGCTGACATGGGCATCAAAACTAAAAAGTCATCGTCTAATAAAGATGCCGCTAAATCGGTTGGGGCACGTGGTGAGCGTTCTTCACCTGAAAGTGATGGCTCAGGTAAAGCAATTAAAGAATCCGATGTAGCTCGTATGAGCACACAGCAGTATGAGAAAATGCAAGATGAAATTGCTGAAGCAATTCGCTCAGGCAATTTTATTTATGATTTAAGTGGTTCAGCACGATAAAGGTGTTGACATTTAAAACTTTCTGGATATAACTATATACAGAACTGTGGCCCCTTTATGGATACCCACTAAATACACCCGAGATAAGACAAACCGTTATTCTGACTTCATGCCAGTCGTTAGAGTAGTGGGGAGTCTTATTTCACCTTCACAGAACACCCAAACTACGCAGGCCGTATGATCACTTTGGCCGGTGACTATACCACCCTGATGTTAGATGGCCTCTGGCGAAGTTACACATAACCTTAACCCTATGCTACATAAGGAGTGTCTCTAATGGCATTTACAAGCGCATCGGGCTATGGCAACCTTCCTAATGGTAACTTTAGCCCAATTATCTATTCAAAGCAGGTACAGCTTGCTTTCCGTAAGTCTTCTACTGTAGAAGATATCACTAACAACGATTACTTCGGTGAAATCGCTCAGATGGGTGATTCAGTGAAGATCATCAAAGAGCCTGAAATCTCAGTTCAGACTTATGCTCGTGGTTCACAAATCACTGCACAAGATCTTGATGACGAAGATTTCTCTTTGACTATTGACAAAGCTAACTACTTTGCATTCAAGATTGACGACATTGAAGAAGCGCACTCACACGTGAACTTCATGCAAATGGCGACTGATCGTGCGGCGTATCGTCTGCGTGATCAATATGACCAAGAAGTACTTGCGTACCTCTCAGGTTACACTCAATCTGCATTGCACGGTGCTGGCGACACAGTTAACACAACTGTAAACGGTACTAAGGCAGTTTCTACTGCAGGTTCTGACGAGCTTCTCGCTTCTATGAAGTTGGACGCTACAGACTTCAACCTGAACGACGGCGGTGCCGCTGTAGCTGGTGAAGCTATTGTAGTTGTACCTCGTTTGCCGGGTGTGTCTTCTCTTCCAACAGCTAACGCTTCACCTCTTCAGGTGATTGCTCGTATGGCTCGTTTGTTAGATCAGCAGTTTGTTGACACTAATGGACGTTGGTTGGTCATTGACCCTGTCTTCGCTGAAACTCTGAAGGACGAAGATTCTCGTCTGTTCAACTCAGACTTCGGTGGTTCTGGACTTCAGAATGGTCTTGTTATTAACAACTTGCATGGTTTCCGTGTCTATGTTTCTAACAACATGCCTGCTGTCGGAACTGGTCCTGCTGTAGGTAGTGCTACACTTCAGGCTACTAACTATGGTGTCTTGACTGCAGGTCACGACTCAGCGGTTGCTACTGCTCAGCAGATCAACAAGACTGAGACTTACCGTGATCCAGACAGCTTCGCTGACATCGTTCGTGGTATGCACTTGTACGGTCGTAAGATCCTTCGTCCTGAAGGTATCGTCACTGCACGTTACCAAACTGGCTATTAATAGGGGGATTTTATAATGGCTAAATCTACATCTTTGCTTTCAAAAGCAATCATGGTTGAGAAGGAAGTTGAGCTTCCAACTTCAACTGGAACAGTTGCAGGTCCAACTGTAGCGGCTGGAACTCTCGTTCTTGCGGCTGGCGTTGAGTTAATCGACGCTATGGACTCTGCTGACTATGATGTCACAGTTACAGATGGCACAACTACCTTCATGGCGGCTACTGCCGTTGACAGTGGTTCTGCTGGTGACTTCGCTTTCGGTACTCAAACTCAGGGTATTGTAGCATCGGAAGACACAATTGACGTAACTGGCACTGCCGGTGCTTCTCCTGCGGCTACAGTGACTGCTCGTGTATGGGCTATCGTTGTTGACGTAAATGAAGCAACTCAAGGTGCTGACGAAGTTGATCGTGATCAGCTAGCCTAATGAGCTTGGGGGCTTCGGCCCCCTTTCTCTCTTACGAGGTTCTTAAATTAAATGGCTACATTTCTTAATTTAACAAATGAACTACTTCGCAGATTAAATGAAGCTCCTATTGACCAAGCAGATTTTTCTTTGGTTCGTAATGTTCAGGCGTTAGCTAAAGATTCAATTAACAGTTCTATTCGTCGTATCCTGCAATCTGCTCAGGAGTGGCCTTTTACTTTAACAACCTACACACAAACATTAACTGCTGGTACAGGCACATATGATTTCCCTGCTGATACATCTTCAGTGGACTGGGAATCTTTTTACATTAAGCAGTTATCATCTAAAAATAATCAACCACAAAAACTTAATGTTGTTTCATACACAGAATATTTAGAAAAGTATCGCTACATGGATGAGACTGCAGAGAGTGGCGATTACACAACGCCTACCGTTGTTTATCAGACACAAGAAGAGAAGTTTGGTGTTCACCCACTTCCTGATGATGCATACGAAATTGAGTACAAGTATTGGTCATACCCTGCTGATTTAACTGCGTTTGATGATACCGCTATTATACCGGATCGTTTTAAGCATGTTGTCATTGACGGTGCAATGATGTACATGATGCGTTTTCGTTCTAATGAGCAGAGTGCCATGGTTCATCAGCAAGCGTTTGACGACGGTATTCGCATGATGCGTAGACTGCTTAACGATGAAAACTTATATGTTCGTTCTACATATATTCCTAACGTAGG